GGGATAAAGTTGTGGCATATTTGAAATTTGTTTGGGATTTTTGGGTAGGAGTATTCAAAAATATCTGGGCATTTATGCAGGAATTTGTCGCAGGAATAGTACAGAAGTTTGCAACGATTTGGGATACCGTAAAGAGTGTATTTAGTGCGGTAAAAGAGTTTATAAAAGCGAATTTCATAAACATTTTACTCACGGCACTCGGTCCGATAGGACTTATCATTAAGGGCATTATGAAAGTGAAAGACCTTATAGGACAAATCGGCAATGAGAGTGCGGATATTAAGGTAGAAAAACAGATTACGGCTCAAGACGCAACTAATAAAAATACGGTTGATGTCAATGGTAAGATTGAAGTATCCGCTACAAACGGCAGTAAGGTTAATAAAACATCAAGTAAGACTACAAGTAAGGCAAAGGGTAATGTCGGATTTAATCTGGCAAAAGCAGGAGCATAGTAGAGGTAAGATAAATGAGCATATACGAGAGGATACGAAAAGGCAGTTACAGGGGTGCGGAATTTGATATTATCTCCGTTGGTAGAACGAGGGTAAAGAAGAATACCGAACACCAATACGCAAATAGTGTACGCAGATATATTGAGGAGAGGGGGGTGCAAAATCAAGATTTCACCGTAACACTCTCCGTATTCGGCAGTAATGAGGATTATTTTGAAAAAAGAGATGCACTCCGCACGGCATTAGAGGCAGAGGGTGAGGGTGTGTTGGTGCTACCGATTGAGGGAGAGTTCAATGTTAAATGCACCGAATTTTCAGATAGTCAAAACCTTTTAGAAACTCTGGGTAGGTGCGATTTTAACTGCACTTTTAAGGTAGTATCGGAGAATGAAAAGGCAGGCAATCCTGTTGCCATTAAGAATGGAAAAATCAGCCTCGCAAATAATGTGAAAAGTATGAGGAGCAGAATTGCGAGTGTGGTTAATAATAATGTTGTCATTAGTAATGCGTTGAGTTACAGTAGTTCACTCACGAGGTACACAGGATTTGCCAGAAGAATGGCAAGTCTTGCCACAGGAGCAACGAATGGAGCAGGGTTGGGAAGTGTTATAAGCAACTTTTCAGACGCAATGGCAACCTTATTAGGCAACCCTGTATTATTAGGGAGTGCCGTCAATTCTGTTTTCAATCAATTTGAGGCAGTTTTTGATGTCGCAAATGTTCTGTTCTCCTCATCAGAAACCTTATTTGCGTTCGGGGATACGGATAAAAAATCCGTGTCCTTGAATACTCCCCAGAAGATAGAAATGGCAAAAAATCAACAGGTGGGCAATGCACAGGTACAGATGAATGCGGTAGGAATTGCCTCTAACGCATTTGCACAAATGGAGTTTGAGAATGAGCAGGAGTTGCAGGAGAAGGCAGACATCTTAACGGCACAGTTGGATAAGATTGAGCAATCGGACTTTATGAAAAATCCAGAGATAGAAGGGGTTACAGATATTGCATACTACCTTAAAGAGATGAGAAACGACCTCGCAGATGTTATTGCAGAAAAACAGGCAGATGTACCAAAAATTACACAGATTAGACCTAAAGAGGCAAGTGTAACTATGATTGCGTACCGTTTGTACGATAGTTTGGATAATACAGAGGGGTTAATTGCACTTAACGATATTCTCAATCCGAAAAGTATTGAAGGCGATATAAAGGTGTATAGTAATGGCTGATAATGAAGTAGTAATCGAGATAAACGGAAATAACCTCACGGACTTTGTAAACGGCTCTGTGGATATAAAATTTGACCAATTTTGCAATAGTTTTAGTTTTAAGACTACAAAGGACTTGGGCAAAGAGTATAATATCTTCCCAGAAGATGAGTGCAAAATTCTCATCAATGGGAAGGTAGCATTAACAGGAATTATTGACACGGTTAGTCCGAGTGAAGATCCGAGTGAGAGTACTGTTGATGTAACAGGGAGAGATAAGACCAGAGATGTTGTTGATAGTGATTTGCCAGAGGCGATAAGTTTGTCTGGCGAATTTACATTAGAAACGGTTATACAGAAGGTACTCACGGCATTACAATTAGACGGAGAGATACAAGTAGTTAATCAGTTGGGAGATGAATTACGCAGTTTTACGCAGGCGGATATTGTTTCGGCAGAGGTGGATAAAAATGCGTTTGACTTCATCAATGAGTATGCACAAAAAGTATCGGCAATACTCATCACCAACGCAGAGGGCAATATAGTTATCACCAGAGCAGGTGAGGAGAAGTATGTAGATAAACTCGTAAACATTTTGGGAGAAGGCTCGGAAGATAACAATATAATATCCTCATCGGCAGGGTACGACTATTCAAACAGGTATTACAAATATATTGTTTATTCCCAGAGCAACGCAAATACGAGTACGCAGAATGTGAGCATTAGTAATGTTGCACAGAAGGGGTACGCAATAGATGATGAGATAAGACCGAGCAGGGTAATGGTACAGAAGGCAAATAATGCTTGCAGTAGTGAGGTATGCACAGAGATTGCGACATTAGAGGCAAATATCCGCAGGGCAAATAGTTTGAAGTATAGTTGTGATGTTTACGGATATGAAACGAATGACGGCAATTTATGGCAGGTGAATAAACTCATTGAGGTATATGATGAGGATTGCGATATTGCAAGTGAATTGCTGATTAAGGGTGTATCCTTCAATCTGGGTGAGGGTGCGGTAACTACATTGGAATTTGCATTGGCAGACGCATATACTCTGCAAGCAAGTCTTGACGAAGTGGACGGCAGGACAAATAAAACAAAGACGGCTAAAAAGAAATCTGGTGGTAAGAAAAAATCAGATAAAACAATGTCAGACGCAGAAATAGATAAAATATTAGGATTTTAGAGGCAGAAATGGGAACAGAAAACACAGTAAAACTCGCAATAAAGTCAATGGGTATAGAGGACACAACTCCTACTGACAATGGAGAGAATAAAAACCCTATACAACAAATGCAGATACAGACTTATGACGCAGTAAAACAATGCGGAAAACTCGGACATTACGGCTATTACGGTAATGCTCCGAAAAACTCTCTTGTGGTGGTAATACAGGCAAACGGACAGGAAGAATGTTTGTATGGGGTAGAAGACGATGTTAATAACAGACCTCGTGGACTAAAAGAGGGTGAAGTTATGGTGTATAACACCCTCACAAAGAATTACATATACTTTGATGAGGAAGGCAATACGAGGGTGTATGCTAAAAAAGATATGAAGATGAAAGTTGAGGGAGCAGTAAGTATTACCGTAGTTGGAAATGCCGATATTACCTGCCCACAGAGTACATTAAACGGAAATGCCATTGTTAATGGAGATACGACACTTAACGGAAATCTCACCGTAACAGGAGATACCAGAGTGGACGGCACGATGTCAGCAGGAGTTGTTAAAGCAGATAACGGTGCAACAGGCAGTGGTGATGTTGTAACTTATGCAGACGGTATTGTAACAGGGTAGAGAGCAGAATATTGAGAGGTTATGGTAAAATAAAATTATGGAAACTTTAACGAATGATAAAAATTTATTTACAGATATTGAACTCCTGTACCGTGAGGAGAAGGGATATTACGACCTCGCAATCACAGATACAGGAGATTTGAAGGCGGATAATTCATTTGACACAGGGATAAATCTGGCATTATTCACAGACGGCAGAGCGGATAAGAGCGAGGTAAGCAACCCAGAAGACCAGAGGGGTACAATCGTGGATATGTTCACAGAACGCAGAAACGGTAGTAAACTTTGGCTATTAGAGCAAAGCAGATTAGACGCAGGAGCAGTAAACAGGGCGATTGATTACGCAAAAAATGCACTCAAATACTTCGTAGATTTGTCATTGGTACAAAAAATTTCGGTGGACGGATACCTAACATCAAAGGGAGTAGTCCTCGTAATTGTTATAAAAGGATTGAATGGCACTATTGACAAATACAAATACGAAGCGTGGAGCAATAGTATATACAAACAATAAAGCAGGGAGAACAGGAAAATGGCATTTAATCCACCGAGCATAGAAGAAATCATTGATAGGGAGAAAACCTATATTAAGGAAGTTTTGAAAAGTCTTAATCCGACAGATCAAAACGCATTTTTGTATAGTTTGCTTGTGGCTATGGCTAATTTGAGCAACGATAACAATATGCAGTTGAAGATTGATATTATACCAAACTCTTTTGTAACTACTTGTAAGACAGAAGACGCATTGCAACCATTTGCGAATATCAAAAGTGTACCGAAAAATTTGGCAACCATTAGTAGTGGGAAGGCAGTAATTAGCGGTATTGCAGGCACGGTAATACCGATTGGTACAAACTTTTTGGCAAATGATGTTAAGTACAGACAGACGGCAACCGTAGAAATTGCAGAGCAGAGTATTGGTATTAGTAATATCACGGCAAACGGTAGAACAGTAACCGTAACAACGGCAAGTGAGCATAATTTTGCAAGCAATATTCCTATTACAATTTCTGGGTGCAACACAGAGGCATTTAACGGCACTTTTAGCACGGTTACAGTAACAGGATTAACAACATTCACATATACGATAGAAAACTCCGTCACGGCTACGGAGAGTAGCGGAGATTTAATTGCTACGGCAACCATTGCAGTATTAGATTTGAGAAGTCAAACATACGGACAAATAACCAATTTGAAGAATGGGGATAGTCTGGCGATTGAAGGGCAGATTGCAGGAGCAAATAATAACGCATACACAATGTTTAGCGGAATTTCTGGCGGTGCTGATGATGAGGCATTTGAGGAATGGAAACAGAGAGTTGTGTATAGATTTCAACACCCTATAACCTATTTTAATGTAGCCAATATAAAGACGGCAGTATTAGGAATTTCGGGGAATACAAGATGTTGGGTGAAGGAATGCACACCGACAGTTGGGCAGGTAACGGTATATTTCGTTAGAGATAATGACGCAGATATTCTCCCAGACAGTAATGAGATTTCAAAAGCAAAAGAGGCAGTAGTTGCACTTCGCACGGTGAAGGATAGCAATACCGATGTATTTGTATATGCACCGACATCAAAGGTGGTAAACTTCAATATATCCGATGTTGTACCGAATACGGCAACAATGAAAACGGCTATTGAGAATAACATTAAACAGTTCTTTGACGATAATGTTGATTTAGAGGCAACATTAAGTCTGGAGAAAATCAAATCGGCTATACAGAGCAGTTTTGATTTAGAAACAGGCAAACAGTTGGATACATACACTTTGAACACTCCGAGTGCAGATATTGTTTGCAGTACAGGTGAATTACCTGTTTTGGGTACAATAACCTTTTCATAGGCACAGGGAATGGGGAGAGCAAAGCAGATGATAGAAACAGGCAAAATAACATCACAGGCAGATTTATTAGCAAGATATTTACCAGACGGAAAAGCGTGGAATGCAAAATATGTTGAAGACAGTAATTTGCGTAAACTTTTAGAAGGTCTGGGGAAGGAATTTAGCAATATAGAGGAGCAAAATGAGTGGTTGAGGAGAGAATTAAACATCTTCACCACTTATGACTTGCTACCAGAATGGGAGAAACACTACGGAATACCAGACGATGAGGGAGTATTCACCGTAGAGGGTAAAACCATTGAAGAACGCAGATTAAACCTGTATATTAAAGAGTTAATGGACGGAGCGGATAAGACAGAGGATTGGGAGAGAATTGCAAGTCTTTTCGGATTTCGTTGTAAGGTATATCCTGCCATTGAGGTTAGCAGATTTCCGCTAACATTCCCGATATTATTCACAGAAAATCCAAGTTATACAATTATCGTAGATTTGTATGATGTATTACCACCTGCGGAATTTCCGTTGGTATTCCCTGTTCATTTCGGAGAATATACGGCAAGTTTTATTAAGAAGGTATTTAACATCATAAAACCTGCGGATTGTACTATAATGTATAATTATCTATAACAAAAGAAGGTAGAACAGAGCGACAAAAGGTAAAAGGTAAAGGAGAAAATCAAAAATGGACATCGTTTCAAAAAGCACAGGTGATACCCTTTCGGCTAATGAGTTCAACCAAATCCCTAACGAATTGGAAGGACTTATTGCAAAAGGCGGATTGACACCAGACGACACAGACCTCACCCAAGTAGCAAAGGCAGTTAGCCAGATTGTTGCTGACGGTGATTTTTACACAACAGGGGGTACGGCAGACGCAATAACACTATCGGCAGTATCTCCAAGAATTGCACCTACCGTATTAACAAACGGATTAAAAGCAAGATTTATTAGTGCCTCTGATAATACAGGAGCAGTTACAGTAAATTTAGGCGGATTGGGTGCAAAAACTGTTTACAAGAGGGGAGCAAACCTCGTAGCAGGAGATATTAAAGCAGGCGGAATATATGAGTTAGTATATGTTTCCGCTAATTCAGCATTTGAAATTACACAATTTTTACCAGATGTTGAAGAGGCAGATCCGAAAGACTTCCGTGTTAGCCAGAAAGATTTTATACAGGCATACGACAAAGATACCATTGTAATTAAGGCAAATACAGTAATTACATTACAGGTAACAGGGGAAGATGAGCCGAGAATTTACAGAGCAAACCAAGATACTACATACGATTTGGCAAGCATTTTGGATAGCGGTAGTGTTGCAGTTGGTACAGATTATTACATCTATTTAGTTGCAGGAAGTGGTAGCACGGTTAATGTTGTTGCCTCAACCAATTCAACATATCCGACAGGATACTCCGCAGACAATTCTCGTAAAATCGGTGGATTGCACACATTATGTGTATCCGTAACATCAGCAAATGCTCCTGCACTTGTAGATACAAACATTTGG